CAGGATGTTCTTGGCGACGAGCTGTTGCTTGAGTTCTCGGTAGGTTCCGAGATCCAAGGTGTACGGCGAAGCCAGCAACGCGCTCTGGTTAACGTTTCCGTCAACTCCAGAAGCGGAGTCCGCTACTGCGCTGTACAATTCCGAAATGCTCTGGCCGGCCTGGTAACCCAACTCAACTGCTGAGTTCGGAACCAAGGAGTCGATCGAGGTGGCAATCACGAACGAACTGAAGTTCGTGTAGTTGTCATTTTTGTTTTGGCTTCTTACGTCACCGTAAGAGCACTCTCTCCAGTCGCCCGGGAGATCAGACTCTATCTTTACTCTGCAAGGAGCACAGAGATGTTCGACGTATTAGTCGTTACGGATTCTTTCCAAAAATCCTATTGTGGAAAGTCTTTCCTCGGTCTCATCTGAATTACTTCAGACCTTAACCGATATAGTCGAATGTTTTACGAGAGGAACAAGTTGTAACCAATCCACTCGCCCAACTGAGCCGGAGACGACAACTGAGAAATGAGTTCCGGAGAACCCACAGTGCCGTCTGCGGACTGCGCCAAATCTGCTCCCAGCGTGTTATATTGGAAGAAGGTCCGGTTGATACCCATGTTCAAACCTTGGACTCTACGTTCCGCCGCTGTTACGAATGCATCTGTTTCACCCTTCAGGTTCGGGATCAATTCTTTATCGAATATGATCGCCTGAGCGGTTAATACGTTTCCGACGTTCTGTGCTGCTGGTGAAGGACCGGACATAAATCTTTACCTCTAGCTCGGGGTTTCAAGACTTGAAGAACGGATGAAGAGTGACTTAGAGCTTAATACCAAGCTTAATTAATTGTGCTCGGTAAACAGGATCTTTCGTCCACTTCTGGAATTGTTTTCTGTCCGCTTTATCAACGTCCTGCATTGTTAATCCGGTGGTTTTGGATGAACCTGCTGCCGGACGCCCCCCATGGAGCGATCCTGGTTCAAGGCCACTGGCCGGTATCTTCGGAGCTACCGCGGGAATATTGGCCGCGGGCGCTTGAGCAACCGGAGTTGGTGCAACCACCGTTGCCACGGGGGCAATCACTGGTGCCACAACTGTTGCGGGTGCAACCGGGGGATTAGCCGCCGGCGTCACCTGCTCAATTTTTTCAACAATTTTTTCAGCTACTGGCTCAGTCCGGGGTGTTATCACCAGGGGCTTTTCGGCCAGTTTCGATTCCACTTCCTGCATAGCTAATTCCATATTCGCTTTCGTCCACCGAAGTTTGTGACCATCGATGTACTCAACGATAAGCTTGGTGTTAGCTTCGCAGTTGTAATAGTCGTGCGTGTGAGCATTTAAGAAAGCAATCATTTCGACTTGACGTTGCGCCTTCCATGTCGTCTCATTCGCTTGATTGATCGCTTTTTGGGTTTCCACAGAAGCAATCTTCTTAATTGATTCCAGTTTCTTAACCGGATCTTTCTCTGTATCCAAACTCTTTACCACTTCCAACAATTCAGCGTCGGTGGGTATCGGAATAGATGCGGGGGCTCTTTCTGCGGCCTCAATGGTCTTCTTATTCTTGAGGCGCTCGAATGCCGCGGCGGCCGACATATGGGCTGCCTGCATCTTGTCCATCATCTCTTCCGGCGAGTCTGCTTCGAGATGGGTGGGTTTGCCGACCGGATTTCCGCGGCCGTCGACTGCTTGGTATTCACGAATGATCTTTGTTTTAGGAGCTACAACCTTCGCGGCCTCAGCCTCAGCAGCGACGCGAAGCGTCTCGGCCTCTGCGGCCAAACGAACTGTTTCAGCTTCCGCGGCTACCCGCTCTGCTTCGATTCGAACTGTCTCCGCTTCCGCGGCGACGCGATCGGCTTCTGCTTGAGCATCTTGGGCAGCAACTTCCGGATCCACAACTTCAACAACGGTTTCAGGTATAACTCGCTGAAGATCAGTGGGCTGGAAAAGAATTTTGTTCACAATACTGCGGGGCTCTTTGAGCTCAAGCAACCGGTTCAAGTGATCCTGAGTCATCCCAGGAATGCTTTCTTTTGTGAGGCTGTGAGCCTTTACTTTATAAAGATCGATGACATGTCTCAGGTTCGCAGGATTCTGCATAACCTCGTCATACAGATCTTTCGGCAGATTCAAGACTGCCTCTACATCCATCTCAGCCAGTGCTGAGTCCAAGACCAGGGGTTCTAATCCCGGAATGGTTTGAACCAACTTAACAGCTTCAGCCATAAGTCTGGCTTCTTCTTGCTTGCTCATATCTGACATGTTATTGGTTTCCTTAGTATTGAATTGTGATTACTTCTTGCGCCGTGCGAGGGGATTACCGATCGCTGCGTCCGGGCTTACGGTGCCGGCGGGCCGAGGTTCTTCTGCGTCTGCTGCCTGTAATGCTGCTTCGTCTTTCGCTTTAAGGAGGGCTTCCGCCATTCTTACGTGCCACCCCATTGATTTCAGAAGGTTGTCTGAAAACTCACTCATCGCTCGGGCTTCCAGTTGCAAAGCCTTCAGCATCTCGTCGTACTTAGGATCCTTGGGACTAACCTTGATAACGTCGGCGACGGCCATACTGCAAGCCTCTTCCATCAGCTTCACCAAGATGGGGAAGCCAGGCATATAGGTCATGCTGGCCAAAGCTTCGCGTTCCTGTGGCTTTAAATTTCCGCCCAGTGCTCTCATTGTTTGTCCTTATGTTTTCTAAGATATTGAATTGCGTTGCCCAATCTAATTGGATCTTCTTTAAAAAGGCCTAAACCCCGGTTACAGTTTTGACACAACAGATCACGGATCTCTTCCGTCTCGTGGCTGTGATCCACACAAGGCGAACCGCACTCCACATAAAACTGGAGCCCACAAATAGCACATCGGTCGTTTTGAGTTTTTCGTTTTTCTAAAAATCGCTCGTGGGTAAGTCCATAAGCGTATTTCCGATGAGTAGCCATCCTGTTTTCGGGCGCATTACTAGGATACGTTTTTATGACCTCTTTATTTTTCTTCTGGTATGCTTTCCGTTGTTTTCTTATATCTGATCGGTGTTCAAACTCGTACCTCTTTCGATACTCTTTCTCTTCTTTCTTATGCTCGAGTTTGTATTTCAGATTGTAATTTCGTACGCTCGCGGCGTTCTTTTTAGTGTACGCCTTGCGTTTTTTCTTCAATTCGTTTTTATGTTCTTGTTTGTATCGCGCATTGTAGTTTTTAATTTCTTCGCGATGCGCTATCCGATAAACTCTTCTCTTTTGTTCGTCCCTCATAACCCCTCCTGTAAAGGGTTGATCGGGGATGTTACAGGCACCCCCGATCGGTACTACAAAATCTTAAATCAACTGATCTCCAAAACCGGTGTTACCTGGTTCGCCTTCGACCTCAGAGTTAGTTAGGGCGTGCTCGGTGGTCTGACGCAAAACCTCAGCGCCCGCTTTACCCAACTGCTTCTGATCTTCCATCTTTTCTTCTTGCTGGAAGGCTTGCAACTGAGACTGCTGTTGTGCGGCGATCTGTTTCTGCTGCATGGCCGCCGGGGTGTTCGCCTTGTGTTCCGCGATCTCCTCGGGCGTCATGTCGACCACAAACTGCTGCGAGAACTTCCAGCCCGCGGCATCCGCGAAAGCCTGGAAGATCGCCCAGGCATCAAACTTCTTGCCAGCGCGACTCAAGCCATCTACGAACGTGGGGTTGTTAAATTCCTGAAGCATGAGAGGCAGGAACTGCGCCATTTCTTTCTTGGCGCCTAACTTCGCGCCGGCCAGAACCTCGTATTCTAACTTCGCCTCACGGAACTCGATGTGGTCTACTTCGAAATCTTTTCCGATCTTATCGCCCAGCACTTGCCGTAAAACGGAGGCGGGCAGAAGATCGTTGTTCAGTTGATCCATCTCATACAACCAGGGTTCAAATATCTGGCGAATGAAACGGCCGTCCGGGCCGTCGAGTCTCGAGGCGTTGGCTTGGATGACAGCCGCGGCGCCAGTGCCCGATCGCATTCCGGAGGTACGCGCACCAGACAGGGTGGAGCCCTGTCCGACCAACTCGTTGGCACCCGACGTGGCTGCCGCAGAAGACTGCGCTTGCTGAATGAACTGCCAAGCTTCACCTGGAACTTCGGGCATCTCGAGGAACTTGAACGCCTTGTCGACGTCTTCGTCTACGTCAATGATGGTGCCTTGTCCCCAACGTGTGGATTGGGTAAGAGCGTTGAAACCCTTTTTGCGAACAGCCGTGGGCTGCAAACCGTAGGCCAAAAGATCCATAGCCAGGTTCGTTACGCCCTGCTCGACCAATTGCTCTGCGCCGATCAGTGCACCCAATCCTTGACCGTAGAAGCAATCAGGGATGTTGCGCCAGTTGGCGGACAGGAACGGAAGCTTCCCGTAGGGGTTCGCTTCGTTGCGAATAAGAATGTTATGACCGTTACACGACAACACCACAATAACCCGCTCGCAATCCCAACGTTCCAGGATCTCGATCGGATTCTTCAGCGGATCTGCGGTGGTTTTATAATTGCGCGGGACTGCATGCTGAATGTAGCCACGCATGCTCTCCGGCATCGTCATTGTAATGTTATCGGCGGGGGTTGCGTTTCCGCCTCTAACAAAAATCTTTTTCAGGACGTCTTCTTCCGGAATGGTGTAACCATCTATTCCGCGAAGACGACTAAGATCTCGGTACGTTGCGTAGTCGCGATAGACTACCCAGCCGGCGCGGCGAATATCACCGTAGCGACAGCCTGGATCGACCAACACGGTTCGGATATCGCAGTATCGAATCCACGGCCGAGATACCTGATGGTCTTCATAAACCGTCTCGAAAGAATCGGACTCGGGCGTGTGAACTGTTTTTGACAGACCGCCCGGAAGATCCAACGTTTCGGGCTGAGCCTTACGCTTACGCTTCTTGATCTTCTCGTTATAATGGGTGTACCCCCACTTCATGATGCAGGTACCCAACAACGCCATTTGGTCCAAGGAGCGCTCGGCTTCCTCTTCGAACTTCATGTCCCAAAGTTGTTCGGAGAACAGGGCCGTTTTTGCGCGGACGATATCTACCGAGGTGCCCGGGAACGGACGAAGCAGGAAACACGGATCTTCGTAGAAGATTCCGCCCATCAATTTAGGAACGATCGACGAGATGTGATTCGAAACCAGGAACTTGGGAACGTTCGACTGCCCTTGCTGGGCGCCGTCGAAAGCCGAAGTGGCCTGGGGTGACTGATACAGGGTGTCAGAAAGGGTCCAACCAGAAGCCCACTGTAGGATGTTGATGTAATTGTCCGCGGTTTCCGTATCGTCTAGGACTAATTTAACGGCGTCCTTATCGTCGAACTGATAAGTATCCGTCTCTTCGTCCTTCTTTAACGACTCTTCGGTGATTTCCGCAGATGGGTCAACATACAGTTTCTCTAATTTCTGCTCCGTGGAATTAGAAGCCAGCGGGCTGTCGATTTTTTCTGGCTCCATTATTGGTTTTTCCTCTTGAGCTTATCCATCTCACGAAAGATGGGGTTGATGTATGGCGCCGGTGGCGGCGCGGTAGGACCGGGATTAATAAACACCGTAGTGTCTTTTCCAAAGATATGAATGCTAAGTTCGGCGTTCTGCTTTCTCAGCAGCGCTTCTTCAGCGAGCATCTTTTCCGCGTCCGACTGAACGCCTTGTATGTAC